ACCCTAACAAAATAATTTTAAACCCCTCAATCGAGGGGTTTTTTATTTATGGTGTAACGAGTCCTAATTTAATTAGAAATCCGAGACAGTCTGAAGAATCGAAACCTCTAAAAAAATAGGTTTCTGAGTCTCTACCACCAGATGTTCGTGCATTAAGTTTTCCACCATTAACTGGACAATCAGATGCATTATATCCTCTTACATATGCACCTGTTAATATATTTGGCGGTAATTCTGATAATTTAAAACCTCTTCGTTCCCCAACTGCATCAATAATTGCTCTCACATCGGTTTCTGGCACTTCAATGAATTTTGTCCAGTTTATATCGGAACGAGCAAAGAATTTTGTGTTGAAATCTCCTGCTACTATAGGTTGTGAATTATTGGCATAGTAATAACTATCATATCGGAAGTTCTGGCTAAATAAACTTGTTGAACGCATATTTCTTGTTCTGTTATAATCTTCAGTTAAGAAACCCACTTGTGGCATATGTGCGCTGAAATTCATCCAGTTCCCAACGAAAACCTGTCTATTATTATCATCAGTTAACGCATTATATGGCATATTAAACCTACTGTTTCCAGATAATTCATAATCATTGGTTTGAATTGCACCAGTGGTATTATATAAATTACCATCCATTACGTTTATATAGTCAGTATTGAGGAAGCCATCTACGTTATCTGGATTATATTCCCCTGTTGTACCATTATAAACGGCAGCATGAAATAAAGAAATTCCATAAAATTTACCAGCTTTAAATGTTTGATGTTGTCTTCTCCATGCCTGTGTGTCATCTACTGCTGATGCACCTTCACTTTCTTTTCTAAATGAATGAGCACGACTTGCTGATTGTGGAAATTTTAATTTATGTCTTACAGGAATTGTTCTACCTCTTGGAAAATTATCATTGTCAAGATAAGTGCTGAAGTCCAAAGAAACCGCATCGGTAGTATATTCAAGTGTCATAAATCCTCGAAATTCAGTAAACACCCCACCCGGATAGTCATCCTCTACCGATATTTTTTCACCTGTTTCTGATGTAACGACCTTTTTCCTATTACAATTTACAATGAAAGCAAAATCACCATCCCTCTTATATGCAGAATATTCTGTAGGGTCTAATTTTAACATTTTTGTTTTTGGGTCAATTGTGCTATTAATTTCTGAATCAGGTACTGAGGCAGGGTAATAATAAATTGTCTCAGTTATCCTTCCAATCCTTTTAGATGCAACACTTGAATTTTCTGTTTCATTACCGCTTATACGATAGAGTTCAACGACTTCAAGACCACCACGGTAGTCTCGACCATATAATGACCCGAATCCATCAGTATATGCTGCACCAAATATCGTGAACGTATTTGCTAATACTGAACGAATTCTAAAATCCTGACGAGTTATACCGATTTCAAAGTTTGTGGCATCACCCCAAAACGGAATAATATCAACACTAATTTCTTGTGTTTCTATATTCGGTAAGTCACCTAAATCTTTACTTGACTTTATTTTAGTATTATTATCTGTAAATAGGTTTGGTGAATATCCTAAATTTGTCACCATTGCAGCAGGTGTCATACTATATTCGCCAATGTCTGTAATATCAACACTCAGATGTATTGTTTGATTACCAGTTGGCACACCAAAAATCATGTAGTCACCAGCACTATTTGTCAGTGCAGTATATTTATAGTATTTTTTATACACATCTAAAAATTCCGAATTTGTTACAACTTCTTCTTTAATTGGAAAGCTACCAAATGGTTGTTTAGGGTGTGTTCCACCTGTTTTGGGGTCAACTACAGAAACACGTGGCAATAAATTATATCTTTTACCATCGTTGTTCTTATCCCTTGGTGTTTTATAGGGATAAATGCTCATTATATCGCTATTACTGGCATCTTCATCACTAAGTGGTATAAAGACACTAATCTTGGCGTTAGGGATGCCTATGCCCCCATTTGCCACAACTCTCCCAATCAAAACTCCGTAATCCGCATTAAAATCTTGATACGCATCTTTTAAATCAACACTCATTGAAAGAAATTCAAGACTATCGGTTTCTTGCTCAAGCCTTACTTTCAAATGTAAGTCGTCTTCTGTCGTTGTTGGGTCAAGATAAATTCGTTGCGATTTATTCATATAAAATGTTTTTTATAAATACTAAAGTCAGAAAAACCATACAACTGAAATTATTTTCAATAAAAGTGAAAAATAATTTTCGGGAAATCCTAACCAAAAAAATCTGATTATTTCCAAATTTTTGAAAATTTCGGACATTTTTTGGAAAATCCTTAAAAATCTGGATTTATAGACAAGAACTGCAGCCTTATAATAATTATGTTAAAACTCCTTTTCAATATTTTTTTAGTATTTATTGAAAAAGAATAAGCAAAGCTTGTAATTAGAAAAATAATAAAAACTTAAATAAATAAATAACATGGCAGAATTTGTATTTACCTCTCCGGGTGCAAAATTTAAAGAACGTGACTTAACATTTGTTACACGTAACGTAGGCATAACTACATTAGGTCTTGTAGGTGAAACGCTCAAGGGTGCAGCCTTTGAACCTGTATTCCTTCAGGACAAAACACAGTTCTCAAGTAGATTTGGTGGACAGAGTGTGAAAAGATTTTCAAATGGAAATCTTCAATATCAATTACCTTATGTGGCTAACTCATATCTTGGTGAATCTAATCAATTATGGGTAACCAGAGTATTGGGTCTTAGCGGATATGATGCTGGCGATGCATGGGCGATTACATTGAACGCAGGTGTTGATACTGGTACAACAGGTGCAGTATCTTCAGTAACCAATACAGGTGTTACATTTATCGATAATACATATTTAGGTGTTACATTGAATGCTGTTCTTGATAGTGGTACTTCATTTAGTGGATATACTAAAATAAGCGCAACTGAATTTGAAGGTTATAGCCATTCATTTACTGCAACAACAGTTAATCCAGATGGTACTGGTGAAGTTACAGATGTTGTTACATTAATGTCAGGAACTTCTCTTACAGCGTATGAAAATATGGTATTGGCAGTCGTTAGAAGTAGGGGATATGTTGTTGACCAAGTTAATGCAGCACCTCAGACAATATTTGATACCACAAGCTTAACTATACCAGCATCTGGAAATACTACATTAACAGGAATTGGTGATATGTTTGGTACATTTAAACTAAGAGCATATAGTACAGGTAGTACCGCAGTATATACTGTATCATTAGACCCAAATTCAAGCAGTTTCTTACCAAATGTTGTTGGTTTCGAACCTAAAGACAAAAACACAAAAATTTGGGTACAGGCTGTATATCCAGACCTTATCAAGAAATTAGATGCTGATGGTATTGGTTATGGTATTAATACAGTACTCATCAAATGTGATACTGACTTCTACACAAACTATAAAACACAATTCAAAACTCCTGAAACTCCTTGGGTTGTTTCACAATTAAAAGGTAGTGCACTCAATAAATTATTTAAATTCATCAGTATTTCTGATGGTGATGCAGCAAATCAGGAAATTAAAATAAGCATTGCAAATATCAATCCAATTACATTGGAATTTGATGTGGTTATTCGTGATTTTTATGATACTGACGCTAATCCAAGAGTATTGGAAACTTTCTCAAGATGTACAATGATTAAAGGTTTAACTAATTATATTGGACAGCGTATCGGTACATCAGATGGTGAGTATGACATCCAGAGCAAATACGTGATGGTTGAACTCGCTGACGAATACGGTATTGAAGATTTCCCTGCTGGTTTTGAAGGTTTTAAATTCAATGATTTTGGAACTGGTGCAACTGGTTCTGCTGTTGCAGGTGTAACACCAGCAATTTTCTACAAAACCAAATATAACGATGACGAAAGAATCAAGAAAGTTTACTTGGGTGTTTCAGAACTTGGATATAATGCAGGTACTGCAGTTGGAACAGGGATTAATCAAAATTTCTTTAATTTCAATGGTCAGGGTGGATTTGTAAACACAAAAGGCTTCCACATGGATAGCGGTGCAACTGGAACATATGATGGCTTCCAGTTTGAAGTAGGTGTTGGTCAATTCCAGACCGTTAATAATGTAGTTGACCCATTAAACCCATATTATCTAATTGCTACAAGGAAATTCACATTAGTTCCTGCTGGTGGTTTTGATGGTTGGGATGTTAACAGAGGTTATCGTTCATATGGTGATTTATATCGTCAAAATGGAATTTATGACGGTGTTGTTCCTAATGCTGCTCCAATGAATGACTTCCAAGCATGGGGAACTGCAATTGGTACATATGCAAATCCTGAAGAAGTTACAATTAACTTGTTCTCAACACCGGGTATCAACTGGTCTGACCAGAATATCTTGGTTCAAGATACAATTGAAATGATTGAGCAACAGAGAACTGATACACTTTATGTTATCGATAGTCCTGATGTGTCAATACCTGTTGTTGTTGGTGACGGTGGTAAGGCAGATGTTATTGCATCTAACGATATCGTTGACCTGCTCGATACAGCAGAAATCGATTCAAGTTATAGTTGTACATACTTCCCTTGGATTCAAATGAGAGACACACAGAATAATGTTAATATTTATCTTCCACCAACAGGTGAAGTTGTAAAAGCAATGGCATTTACAGATAATACTTCATTCCCTTGGTTTGCACCAGCAGGTCTAAACCGTGGTGTAACTGATGCAAGGAAATCTAAGTATAAATTGAGTCTTGAAGCTCGTGATATTCTTTACGCAGGTAGAATCAACCCAATGGCTGACTTCGCAGATGCTGGTACAGCAATCTTTGGACAAAAGACTCTACAGGTTAAAGAAAGTGCACTTGACAGAATCAATGTACGTAGATTACTGCTTCAAATCAAGGTTCTTATTGCTAACATCGCAATCAGATTGGTATTCGAACAGAATGACCAAGCAACTATTGACCAATTCTTACAAAAAGCAACTCCTGTTCTCGATACAATTAAGAGAGAAAGAGGTTTATATGAGTTCAGAATTAAAATGGACGACAGTAATAACACTACTGAGACTCGTGATAGAAACGAACTTTACGGTGAAATTTTCTTGAAGCCAACTCGTTCACTCGAATTCATCGGCATTACGTTTACGATTACTCCATCAGGTGCATCATTTGCCGATGTTGGTGCATAATTGTGATTTTTTAAATAGAAGACCCACAGCAATGTGGGTCTTTTTTTTTATATAAGTATTTATGTGAAAATAATATTGACTTTAAAATAAAAAATTATGAATAAAAAAGCTAAAAAGGGTGTACTCAATAAAATAGTTGAAGAAACCCCCGAAGAAACAATACAAAACGAAGTGGTTGAAAGTGAATCAATGATTATTGACGAAGCATTACTAACACCAGCACCTGAAGAAGTAGAAGAGGTGGTTGAAGAACCAGTTCTTGAAGATGAGATAGAAGAAGTTGTTGAAGAACCAGTCGTTGAAGAAGTTGTTGAAGAACCTGTTCTCGAAGAGGTGGTTTTCGAAAACGAACCAATTGAAATTGAAATCCATGTGCCAAGAACCATTGAGAGTTTAAGTAGTTCTGAATATCGAAGATTTCGAACAAGTGGTCGTATGCCGAAATAATATGAATAATGTTCATTGTTTTCAAATAAGTGAGTATTTATTAGAAATAAGTATTACAAAATAAACAGATAAAAACATGGCAGGAGAAATGATAAGGAGTATTCCTTTTGATTACGAACCGAAAAGGGTTAATAGATTCTTTGCGGAATTCGCTGACGAATTAGGAATTGAAGTCTGGAAGGTTCAGAAGTTTAAAAGACCTTCTATGAAAATCAATTCAGTGGAAATCAACTATATGAACGAACGTAACTATGTTGCAGGTAGATATACATGGGATTCAATGAGCTTAACGTTCCTTGACCCGATAGGTCCTTCTACATCTCAGCAACTTATGGAATGGGTTCGTTTACACGCAGAATCACTTACTGGTCGTATGGGTTATGCTGCAGGATATAAGAAAAATATATTATTGAAATCTTTAGACCCAACGGGTATTGAGGTTGAAAAATGGTTCTTAGAGCAGTGTCAAATCGTAAGTATAGATTTTGGGGAGAATGATTATGGTAATGATGAATTAACAAACATCACACTTGAAATCCAACCTTGGAGATGTATTCTTAACTTATAAGAAATACAATTACAGAAAATTCAAAAGCCACTTAGTTGTGGCTTTTTTTATGTTATAATGTTGGGTTTTTCACACATTAAGTGCCGAAGTCTGGGTTTATGACGGGTTTCTCATGCATGAATTTTCTGAAAATTTCATGCAACTAATTCCAGTATTCTGTTTTCAAGTATCTTCTTGACATAATATTCTCTGTTTTTAGTTTCGATAATTCTATAATTATCATTATTGTGACTAAACCAAACAATATATGATTTGCCAAGCTTAATTGGTACATTCTTTTCTATGATTTGTTTATACATTTCAAGTTGTAGAGAATAGATTTCCAAATCACAGTCTTCCAACATATATAAATCATCAAGCAAGTGTCTTCCCCTTTCTTCTTCAGTAAAATCTTTATTGGTTTTCCAGTCCCATATTTGAAATTCTTGTGTCTTGATATTCCAAAATAGAATATCAAGCATGCCACCAATAAGAGTTTCTTTGTCATAGACAATCATTTCTGTTCGTACTGGTATTAGCTTACCATGAACATCATCATAAAATCTATCTACATGTTTTTTGGTTATATCATATTCAATTTTAACTGGGTCAAAACCAAATTCATTTAGAATTAACTGTTCTGGGTATTCATATATCTTATTTAAAAATAGATTTTCAGCATAGTCATGAATTGCAGAACCCTTAATTGTACCTTTCTTATTTATAAATCTCCACGCCCGAACTATTTCCCTTTGACTTAATTTATGTTCATTGGCTTTATATTGTGACCAATAATCCTCATTAAATTCTTCTTGGTATCTATGAATCAATGTAGTAACACTAATTAATTGTTTATTATCCACATAATATTTATGAGGTTCATCGTAAAACGTAACATCATTAAATGCAGTAAATAACTGATGTGGTATTGGAATATCAATCTTCATAGGGAACAAATGTACTAAAATTTTAATTAGTTACAATGTTTTTTTGTAGAATTGCCTCTAAATTAATGTTTTCTAAGTCACGTATCACAGCATTTTTATCTGCTGGAAGATTGGAGTAACCGTGAATGTGACTAATAATGGCATTACGAAGCACATTTAATGCCTCAACCAAAACATCACCTCTTGCAATTGGGTGTCCTTCATCAAATATTCGTTGTCTGTCTTTTGCGCCCAGACGTGCAGCTTTAAATTGTGGATTACCAGTATGTGAAATCAATGCAACCTTATCACTCATTATGATTGTGTTACTATAAAAACCCTCAGTATCTTTTATAGGTTCATAAACCAAGCTAATTTCTGCTGGATTTTTTACGTTGAGTTTTAATACGTCTTCATTTTCGTGTTTACCTGCTCTGATATGAACTTCATTTATACGTAATATAACATCGGTGTTAACTTTACCAATAATTGCCACATCAGTTTTTAAAGGATACACACCTTCGGCATCTGGATATGTAGATACTGCTGGTTCAGGTAATGTTAATGCAAGATTTGTTGTTGAAAGTGCAGTATAAAGGCTATCAAACCCAATTTTTTGTAATTGAGATATTATACTTCCCTGCCAGAATCTACTTCTTTCTGGAAATCTAATGTCTTCAAGAAAAATTCTAACCACTTCACCAACTTGTGGATATACGTGAAAAAATTTTGGGAGCATAGGATAGCACCAAGGTAGGTCTTCGTTCGCTGTTTTATTATCAAACCCCTGTATTCTGGCTTTAATCCTTCCACCATCAGTAGTGTCATCAATACTAACAACTTCACCATAAAATATAGTTCTGTTTGTCGCACTTATATCATCCCTTTTGTACGGATTGGTAGTCTGTATAACTGGTTTATCATATCCCATTATCTACTGGTTATTTCTTCAACTAATTCAATATAATTTTTTTCTAATTCAGTAACAATCACCAATTTCTCATTAATTTTCTTATCAAGTTCATCGATTTCGAAGGTATGGTCAATAATCTCCTGTTTTAATGTGTCATACTTTAATTTGACATCATTAATCATTTTATTAAGCTCAATTGGTGTATATTTATCTAAATCTTCCATTACTGTATAACCCCATAACCTTTTGAAAATGTAATTGTTGAACCAAATACCGAGACGGGTCCCGTTGGTGAGATACCTGCTGCCGATAGTGTAATCCCGGGCGGTATTGCCACAGAAATCACAGCATCTTGTTGCAATGCTTTTACAATTTCTTCGATTCTGATTCTCTCCATAATTTCATCAGGCGCAACACCACCAGAAGGCAAAACACCGACAGGTAAACCTGCCTCTGACTTTCTGGCGATAATACGTGATGCAATCTTCGTTGGTGATAAGCCACTACGTTTCGGAACACCAATTAATATAAGTGGTGTCGGAACGGGTGGTGGACCGCCAATAGAGGAGAGTCTCAGTATCTTATCGAAACCACCAATAATTGATTCTATGCTATTAAAATCAATTGCCATTTTTACTTGGTTGCTTTTAGTTTTTTAATACTAATCCATTTCCAACCTAAGAATAGTCTTGTGCATACTCTTCTAAACCAATTTGGTTTAACTGTTGTTGCAAGCTGTGTACCATCTTTATCACCATCGATAAGATATACACCGACAAATTGTCTGTTTAATTTCTGGTCTACTATCATTGTTTTAAATTATTAACGCTTTTATAATACCTATGTATTGATTTATTTTTTCTTTTAATATTTTTCGAATAATTGGATTGATTAAAGATATTAGATTTACGAGTATTAAATTGAAGATAAATTCAGCAATAAGCTTCATCATATCTTTTATTATACATTTTAAAAATACCTTAAATTTTTTCAAATCATCTTTTGCTGAACCAATTTGAACAGCACCGTTATTCTGAAATGCACTCGTGATTCCTAATAGTGCCCTTATTTGTGGTGAAGTCGTCATAGCTTGAGATAATGCTAATGAAATTGCATTTATCAGCCTTTGAAAGAATCCATCACTTATTGTCTGTACGTTTTCTGCTGTTGTATCTGCTGAATCAACAGTACTTGCAGCAATTGTATCATCGACAGCATTTCCAACAAAAAAAGAATCTGTTGAACCGCTTATTTGTGAAATAAGGTCGGTCATACCATCTAAGGGTAACTCTGCACCTATCACACCACAACCCATATCGTAATAAACAACACCATCAACCAGTTCTTGTGCCTTTCGTAGTAATTCATCATAATCGGCTTCAGATATTACGAAACTATCATCATCATTAATCAATTGCTGTATTAGTTTAGATATCTGTAATTCTTCATATGTTTGCTCAATACTTTTTCCTTGAGCTTTACTGACGCTACCATAAATTGCATTCATAGTATTTGTCAAGAATTCTTTTTTATCAATAATTACTGCATCATTGATATAATCTCCCATCCATTCACCAATCGTACCTGCAGTACCTACCGATTTTAATGTAACAGAATCTGTAGTATTATTGTATGCGATGTTTAAATTATTATACACCGCATTGCCATTTAAAATAGCATCATATATTTTTTTATCAAATGTAACCCGACTCGTATCATACAACAAACTTCCTTCTGGTGAAGTCGGACTGCTACCGAATTTTTTATATACATCAATATCCTTTACAGGTATTGTGATTCCAGCACCTGTTGATTGAAAATATGATGGTAGTGCATTACCAGAGTTATACTGAGTCATTTGGTTTGTTAATATCTCTTTCGCCTTGGGTTCAACACCATCAATAAAATCGGTAAATAATTTACCTGTAAGTTCTTTTAGTGCTTGAGAACCAACAACCGTTTTCAATATGTCAAGCAAGAACGGTACAACATCTTTTTTGTTGTTGACCGATGGAAATAGATTGGTCATATCGGGCAATTTAGTTTCCTGTTTTAAGGATGTATATGCACCAATTGTTGTAAAAACGTTCTGTTTAGCACTACTTATACTCATTACTTATTTTTTTCTCTTTCTTTACGTTCAAGTTCTTCTTGAACAAAATTTAATAATTCGTTTCTTCTATCAGCAGTAATGTTTCCAGCTTCATCTGATTTTGTTTGCTCACCAGCACTGCTATTACCAGACTTATTATCATAAACAACTTCCTTTAAAAACTTCAGAAGCATGATTTTCTGGTCAACGTTCTTGGCTTCCAACGCAATTACTTTAACAATTTGGTCACCGATTGCCTGAATTTCACCACCTTCCTTCACTTTGGTTTCCCATTTGGTGAATAGTCTGCTTATTTTTGCTTTTTGATTATGACTATCATCATAAATTTCTTGAAGTAGCTTATTTACACTTTCTTCATCAAATTTCAATTGTTTTCTTTTTGGTCTTGGCATGATTTATAGTTTTAGTACATATAAATACGGGTTTTTATATTTCTTGATGGTCTTTATGCCACTCATCTAAACTAATATTTTTACTTTGACGATATGCCCTAACAGTATGTTCTGCAATAGAACTCCTGATTATAACCCTGCAATAACTAAGACCACTTGGTTTTTTACCGCTTTGTAATACAACATTTGGATTAAACCTCTGGACTTGAACTATCAGATGATAAAGAAAATCTTCTTTAGCTTCTTCATCATCATAACCCTTCCTGTCTGGGCGATAACGTTTAATTGTCTCATCTATAAGTTTTTTAAACGGTTCGTGAAGTTGCTTGGTGAATATATCGTTCTTTTTACCAATATCTTTACAAGTAACGTATTCTACAAATGCAGCTTCAACCTCAGTTGTCCAAAATTTATTATTAATCATCTAAGTAATCTATTTTTTCAATAAAGTAAATTTCTTTAAATGGTTTGATGCCAATTCTGATTTCTTTTGTACTCAAGCCTGTTTGTTCCTTTAGGAATAACAAAATCTTATTTTTGGCAAATTTATTGGTGACTCTTTTATTATATTTACCTTCTGGTGTGTCTTCCATAAACAATACCTGCCAGTTTTTTAGCACATTTACAATTGCATCACCAACAATACCTTCATTTTTCTTTATTGAAGGGTCGTTATCAATTCTATCTTCTATTTTAGAAATCACATTATTAATTAACTTTTCGAGTTGTTCTTGGTTTTCCATTTCCATCTCATAAGTGTATTCGATATTCTGATTGATTTCATCAATATAGTCATCGAAACTCAAGTTAATTTTTTTCTCGGTGTAACTCTTTTTACTATGGTCTTTATAATAGTTTCTAATTATTGTTTGACAATAACTAAAGGCTTTAGTTTTTGCACCAGATTTTGTAATCTTCTGTGGATTAAACTTGACCATATGTTCAATTAAATGAGTCAGAGCATTGGATTCAACTTCCAACATGTCGTAGTTTCCGATATGAATCGGATACCTACGTAATATTGATTGTATCATTTTTCGAAAAGGTTCGATGAGAATTTCGTTATATATTCGATTTTTCTCTTCTAAGGAATCAGAATTTATATAATCTAATACCGCTTGCTCTTCCCTTTCCGCAAAATACGGAGTATTTTCATTTACTTTCATTCATTTCAAAGTCAGTATTAGTGTTATTTTTTAAGCCTTGACATGTCAATCACTCTGTCAGTCATGAAGTTTGCTTCATTTGTTGCTGTTTCAAACCAGAATTTTCTTTCTTCCATTGGCATAGTCTTTAGATAGCCATCAAATAAACTATTTTCTCTTGTAGCGAGATGTTTGTAACCAATTTTTGGCATCGAAAACACCTTACATGCATTATTTAATGCTCTGAGTAGAAATTCATACATGAAAGAAAGTTTGATATTTGTTTTATAACCACCAAGATTCTTAAATTCAGATTTCTTGATAATAGCACCACTTAATTTAAAATCGGTATACTGTTTCAACGCATTGGCATTTAAATAACCCATTTCACCATTCTCACCAACAAATTGTTGTGCCCAAACGGTCTCGTTTGTTAATTTAATACCCTGATTTTGAGCATTGACTTCAATCATCATGGTGAGAAACACATCAATTTCTGGATAGCTATCAACATATTTTATTGCGTTTCTGAAATAGGTTGTACCATATTCGTCATCGAATTCAAGTACCGAGAAATAATCGGTAGTTACTGATTCTACAGCAAGATTTACTTGTGACTGATAGTCAGTTGCACCACTATTTTTAACTAAAGTGAATTTAGTATAAGGTAGTTTATCTTGGTGTTTACGGATTTGTGAGTCCTTGAACCCTATAATACTTGCTTCAAGTTCTTCAGGAAACACAATAACTATTTGTGGTGTTTCTGCGACATCTTCCTGTTTTACAATAGATTCAACGGCTCTATCTACATAAAGAGATAAGTCGTCATTATATTCGTGAATTGGAATTATTACTGATATATTCATTTTATATGTTTTTAATTTAAAATTATTATTGTACAACAAATGGTTGTGTTTCTGGTTCTGTTGGTGGAACAAGTGCACTTTCAAAGAGTGCGATTCTCTGGTCAAGATATCCTTGATAGATTTCAACGAGTTGTTTTTCACTATCTTCTTGATTATATTTTACAACAACCTTCTCCATTTCAGTATATAATTCAGGTGAAATGTTATCATCAAGAAATTTAACGAGTACTTCGCCAACTAAAACAGGTAGGTCATAAAAATTTTCAGTCCAGACACCAGCACCTTCAACTGCCTTCAATGGTTTACCATCTACATCCCTTTCAATCATGTATTCTGGCATTACATCTGGTTTTAAGCAGATTGGAATTACACCAGATTTCATACATTCAAGTGGAAATGTACCAAAACTCGCAATCCTATCAACCCAAACAGCAGCAAAATTACCTTTTAATCTTTTTGCAAAGTCAACTCTACGCATTGCCTGTGGTGGCTTACTTTTTGTAAGCATTGGGTCAAATGTCACCCAACTATACTGAGGATACTTAGCGAAAAACAATTTAACAAGCTTAGAAATCTCGTTGGCATTTCTACCAATAACAGATACAATAGGTTTTTGTGGTTCGCTTGACTTCTGAAAATATTCGGGAATCCCGATATTATATGTTTTGATATTGAACTTACCAAGACCATAGAAGGTCTCCAGCCATTCTTTAAGGGTTGGTGAGGTCGTAATAACTTCATTGATTCCGAATGACGACCAATCAGTGCCCGGGATTAATGAATTCACCATATAATCCACAGATTGTAATAACCCAACTCTTAGACAAGGTAGATTTTTAGTTTGCTCCATGATGTTTGAATATACTTCTGGAACAACCATCACGTCTTCAGGTCCTACCGTAAGTTTAGGGTCTGCCATTGAGATAAACTTGTGGTTTGTAAGTTCTTTTTCAACCCAAGCAGGTGCGACATAATCACCCTTCTCAACTAAGATTAGTACTTCATGTCCCATTTTTTTAGCAACGGTTGCATGAAAATATATTTCATACACACTTGCCACAGGACTTGGAGATTCAGGTATACAAAACAAGAATTTTGATTTCTTGGTTACGATATTGTTTAAAGATGTCTTAATCTTTTCAATTTTTTCTAATTCAGCTTGTTGTGCTGCATTGTTTAATTCTTCACTCATTTTTATTTGTTTTTATATTTAATTATTTTTTCGAAATCTTGATTACCAATTAAATCAGCAATCTGTAATACTTCTAATGACCCTTCATCGATTTTTTCATTATAAGGTCTTTTTAATTTAATCAATTTCTTACCCCACGGTACACCGAGTTTCAGAATTTCAGGGTCAGTTGTAATCAGTATATCAACTTCTTTCCACATATCAATCGCCCTGTCAACGAATTTATAGTTTTTAAACCTACACGATATCTTACTTAAAAAGAATAGCGTAGGTGGAATGCTGAAACGGTTTTCAACCGACAATACTGTGAAATCCACAGTGTCTTCATATTTTTGTAAAAAATTGTTTGTATCTAAATCTAATTGAGGATACATTTTTGGTGCTGCACCATGAAGTTCAAACACATAGTCTTGATACATAAAGCGATTATAAACTTCCTTTGCAGTAAGCCTGATTTCTTTAGGTGCTTTAAATAGAAAGGCATCTGCTGGTGCTTTATCTTTACCAAGTTTTTCATCAACCTGATATTCCAATGGATTGATATCTGCTGGCATGTCTTCAGGTTCTTTTAATTCTT